CCCTGGTCTATTTTATTGTTTTTTCTGGCCTAAAGGGGGTTTTTTTTCCAGGGGTATATGCGTGACCCCTTCATAAATTTATACCAAATTATTTAAACATCTGCTTTATCAAATAAATAACCAAAGAAATCCTTTAGGTTCTTATCTAAATAAGTGTCAAAACCAATTCTTCTCACAGGTTTTCTTTTTGTATTGTCTATAGCCAAGACTAATTTAGGTTTATTTAACTTAAAATATTCTTGTACCATAGGCTTATGATAAGAAGTCTCTACATCTTCATCCATAAGTTTAGCTAGGTATATAATATTATTAATATTCATAATGATAATAAAGCTAGGATAGCTAACACTCTCTAGTAGTTTACCTATGGGTATAGCTAGTGTTTAACCCCTCTATCTAATGTGTCCATCTGTTATCACATCCATCTGTTGGATGTTCTTTTGTGGAACTGTTGTGTGTCTAGGAACCTGTCTAATTCGTCTTTTAAAGCCTCTTCACGCCTCTGTGCTTGAGCAGTATGCTGGTCTCTAGCCAGTTGGTCTACCCAATACCTACAAGCCATTGAGAGTACATCTAATCGGTCATCTATAGCTAATGAACCTCTAATATTACTTATTCGGCTCATCTGATAAAACAATTGATACCTTAAAGCTTTCTCTAAAGTATACATTTCGTTTGCTGAATTGTAGTCTTTGTGCACTACATTACTATCTATAATTAAACGATGCTGTTGCATCAAAGGTTCTAAAGTATCTATAATTCTTTTTTCTTTAGCTTCTTGATGTCTAATTTCTTCTATAGTGACTGGATAAGTTTTAGTGACAAAAGGAAGTAGAAGTTTGGTAAACATACCACCTCCATAGTTTTCCTCGACCAAGATAAGATTAACCTCTTGTTGTTTCGCTATAGTAGCAATAGATTGAAGTGTCTTGTCGGTGTATCCACCAACTAAACCACCTGCATCGGTAATAAAAATATTACCATTAAGCATCTTTGCACAGACATAACTTGTCTCGTTATCTCCTCTCCCACTAGGGTCAATAGCTAATACCGAACCTTGGTAATCCATCCAGTCACCTTGTATTTGCATTGGCCTATAGAACGCATCCGAATGTAAACCTACACATGGAAGCTCCTCATGTTTTAGTTCTGGACTAGAAGCCCATATAACTTTTTCTGGAGCTGTCTTTGGGTTTAAAGACATGACCACTAAATCAGATAAACTCAATGGATATTTGTTGCTATCACTAATGGATGTATCCAACATAAATTGAAGATTAAATCCAGAAGTTCCATAACTTAATTGTCTCTTCTTTAAATCTTCATCATCAAATCTTTCTGGGTCTGTAGGTTTTCCTTGTTCATCAATACTCCAAGTATTTCTAATTAATGGAGCTAATGTGTCTCCAAAGTTTTTTACTTGTTTCTCGTTAGGATACCTGGCTGTCCATATTCTTTGTTTATAACCTCTTGCAGGTAATTGGTTATATAAAGACATTTCATTCTGCATTGTACCAAGGAATATTATGCGACCTTGGGGTTTTAGAATACTTTCAAACTCTTTAACTTGTTCTGAAAGTTTATCTCTCATACCCATAGTTGCAGAATTGTTGGCACTTTCCACATCGTCTGCAATAACAAGGTCGCTTCGACTACCTGTTAATTGCCCTGTAATTCCCAGAGACTTCACGCTAGGAGCATGTGATGCTCTTGCAGGTTTTACATCGAAGCTCACTTTAGATTGCCTTTGGTCATCCCTAGGCTTTAGGTGAGCTAAAACTTCAATTTCGTTAATAAGTCTTAATGTAAAAGTAGAAAAGTCATCTGCTCTGTTCTTTGATGCAGATACTACTAATATGTTTAATTGAGGATTTAATAATAATTGGTGACATACATAAGCTGAAGTAATCCAACTTTTACCTACTCCTCTAAACGCATTAATTATAATTCGTTTTTCTTTTGACTGAATAAAATTAGCAATATCATACTGAACCTGTGTAGGTCTTGGTAATGCTAAATGTTTCCAGACTAAATATAAAAAGTTTCTAAAATCTTTTAATTTAGTTGGTATTTGATTTTCCATGTAGAACTATTTCCTCTTCACTATTAAATGGAAGTTCATCCACTAAAGATTTAAGTGGTGAGTTGTCTGTTGGAATAGCCTCAATACCATTATCTTTTAAAAATTGTCGAGCAACATTTAAGTCAGAAGATTTTGCTTCTGGGTCTTTTACCCTCTTTAACAATTCTGTTGCTAACACTTCATGTAATTCTTTTAATGTTTTAGTCATTTATAATTCTTAATATTTTTTTAGCTCCCATATAAATTTCTGTTTCAGCTTTAACTTGCTTACAAACAAATCTAACTCTTTCTGGGTTTACTTCATTTTTTGCAATACGAGCTGATTTCATACAGCTTGATAATTTGTCTTTATAAGTATGCTCAACAATTTCTCCATTTAAAACCATTAGTAGAGCAAAAACAGTCTCAATCATTAATGGTCTCCATTTGAAAATTGTCTTTGTTTATCTTTTAATTTTTCTACATCTTCTTGTAGTTTCTCAATAATACCTTGTTGAAATTCTATAAGGATATTTTGTTCTTGGTCATTTGCAGACATACCCATTTCACCTCTTGGATATTTAATAGAAAATTCAACTACACTTTCTAAATCTTTTTCAATCATTAATAATTTAGTTGAATGATTATTTAATTTTTCTGTGACACCAAAATAAGCCCATACTCCAATTGCTACAGCTCCAATGATACTTATTAAGTTTTTCATTGGCATACTTATAGAAGTCTGCTCTGAAATCTTCATTTTTTCTTTTTCTTTTTACAATTAGGAAAATCAAATGTTAAAATTTCTTCTACCTTCATAAACAGTTTGTCTATGCTACTAAAAAATTTATAAAAAAATTTATCTATCATGTTGCTGTACTCATATCTCTGCATTGAAATTTAATGGCTAACTTATCTTGTTCTATTTCATCTTTGTCATACATTTCTGTTAGATGCCTATATGAATAAAGATAACCTTTGGTTATGCAGTCATAATAAGTTTCGAACTTCTCATTAATGACTTGGTCTTGTGTGCAATAAGGTTGTGGATTTAATGTGCAAATATAAAGGAATAAAACATATTTCATTTTTTATGTTGTCTCCTTTTATGTTTGTTCATTGAAGACCATTTAATTTTTGATTTATTGGTAGAGATTGAAGTTTTTTTAAATCTACTTCTTGTTTCGTGCTCTTCTTTATTTAGAAGAGAATTTTTCTTTTTAGCCATCCCATGTGAAATAGCCTACAATTCCTGCAATAATTGTTCCTACGAATACTAAAACGCTTACAGCGCCTTTACCTTTTGACACATCTTGTCTTAATGATTTAACTTCTTTTTTAAGTTCCATAATACTTTCATTAAGAACTTTCATTCTTTCAGCACATAACTTTTCGTGAGAAGAAAGTCTGACACCTGCTGATACCTCTGCGTATTCACGAGGTGTCATCTTCTTTCTAGGCATATTACAATACTATTGTATTAGCTTCTTCTTCAGTAAGTGCTTCTCCTGCAATTAACTTTGCTTTAGCACTAGCTTTAAGATTTTCTTTAGCAGTTTTTTCTTCTTCAGCTAAAGTATCTAATCTTTCAATCTCTGCTAAAATTTCTGCTTCTGTTGGTTGAGTTCTTTCATCTTCCCAAAAAATCTCATTATCTTTTGTTCCAAAATTTGCATTTGGTCTTAATGATAATATTGCTTTTATTCTATCTGCCATAATTATACTCCTATTTCCATTTCTGATATGTGAGATAAACCACCCCAGTCACCTCCACCTCGTCTGTTATTAAAAATTGCGTAGCTGTTAGTTTGGGATGACGCCATTACTAATCTATATCTAACTTGTGTACTGTTTGGCGAATGAAGATGAATAAAACTATCTTGAGCCATAAAGCCATCTCCACCAGTTGTGCCTAAATTTAAGTGAACACCAATCATAGCTTTACCATTTAATTGGTTATTATCTGTATCAGCCATATCTTTTGTTGTTATACTTGTCCAAGAAGTACCATCATTTGTAGAAAATTCTAAACCAACAGAACCACCATAAGATTGTCCACCTAAAGAAAGGTGTGCTTCAATTAGCATCTTACTTGATGTACTTGCTAAAGTTCTATTAGCCGAAGTGTAAATTACTTGTAAAGTTGTTCCACTAGCTGAATATTGGGTATTCCAATTATCATAATAACAAGCTAATACTCCACCAGCTGTGCCATATTCAAATCCATTTGCACTTGAATTAACTTTTAATGCTTTTCCAGCTGTACCGATTGGAAGTCTTTGTAATCCACTTCCATCTCTGTAAAGTATATCGCCTTGTGTTGTAAGTGTAGTTGCTACATTCGTACCATCTAGTCCTTTTTCTGCGAGTTTAGTCCAATAG